ACCAACTGGTACAATTAATTGAGTTATACCACCAGCAGCATCAACAATTGTTAATGTAATTGTTTCTGCTGTATCATCTTTTGACCAAGAAACTGTTGAACCATCAGGTAAAGTCGCTGAACCTGAAGTTGGACATTCTACATCATCATCTACATTCTCATCAGATGGTGTACAATTAGTACCAAACATATTATCAACCATCTGTTTAGATAAATTTGCGAATATACGACTTTCAACATTCGTTACAAACTTAGCAAGGGTTGTATTTGATTCTGCTCTAGCAGCTGCTTTCTCAGCTGCAGTTGCATCGTCCTTTACTCCCTGTTCTCTTTGGAATTGTAGTTGTTCAATTGATAATACATGACTAGAATATCCCTCTCCACTAAAAGCTGGATTACTAAAACCAAAGGTCAAATCGCTTGCAGTGGTTGTGGTACTGATAGCAATCAATGTACATAGAATCGTTTTAAATAGTAGTTTCATCTTACTATTTATAATGTTAAGATGATTTGACATAGGTCAAGTTTTTAATTTAAAGTGAATTTGGTTGGCGCTGCAAGATTTGAACTTGCGACCCTCACCTTGTTGAGGTGGTGCTCTTCCGGACTGAGCTAAGCGCCGAAAAAAAGGGCGGACATAAAGCCCGCCCTATCATTATATTATTTGATTAAATGCGTTTTAATCCGTTCAAAGTAGTCATATTGTTATGCATCATCTTTAGATAGTAATTTCCAAAGTATTCCTGCGGAAATTAGACCAACTAAACCAGCGTTGCCAAGCTGTTGCACAATACCGATAATAGTACTAATGACATCACCACCTAAGAAAGGTACTGTACCACCAAATACAATCTGTAAAACGATTGCTAAACTAATTAACGATACGCCAATTGCAGTTGCAGCTGCTACGCCGCTCGTGATTTTATCTAACATATATTCTCCTTTTATGTTTAAAAATTTGATATCTCACAGTGTATCTCATAATATCGTAGTAATATTTAGACAATATCTAAGCTGTAAAATAGAAAAACCTCACTAATTGGGTATAAATAGTTATATTGACTTGAACAGAGAAGATTTATGAATGAATGGTTAACCCTTATATCAGATGTAGGATTCCCTATAGTAGCAGCATTAGTTGGTGGATATTTTGTTTTCCTAACACTCAACTTTATTTTAACAGGTGTGTTAGATTCCATTAAGCAACAACGAATGTTCGCAATCGCACTCGACAACAGAGTAAAAACAATGAACAATGAGATTGTTCGTATTGATGTGAAGATGTGTCAAGCGTTTGGTATTCAACCTGACATGGACCGTATTGCAAGAGCAGATGGCCAGAAAGATGCGAGGAAAGATTAATGAAAAATGTATTGTGGTGGATGTTTGACATTTTTATTATTGTTTGTTTTATGTTATTTGGAATGGTCATTGCAAATGCAAACGGACAAGAAGTTTGGATTGGAGCTTTTGGTGGATTAATTGTTCACCGAATTTTGGTAGTAATTATAAGAGGGATAGGTAAGAATTAATTATGGAAGAATTAGCACAACAAATCAATCAATATGGGTTTCCCATTATAGCTGCATTAGGTCTTGGATATTTTATATATTACATATGGCAATGGGTTACCGAACAAGTGGATCCAGTTGTACAAGAAAGTCATATGACTCTTATTGCATTGATTGATAGGATTAGAATGTTAGATAACGATTTAATTCGTTTGAACGCTAAATTAGATATGATTATTCAACAACAGAAAGAACAGGAGAGAAAATGAGTAAAACAATAATTACAGATTTGATGTTGTTTTTATTATACACAGGTATGACAGTTTATGCGGCTTACAAATTTTATAATTGGGTGCAAAGTCTTAACCCTTATGATTTTTCAGACAAAAGATAAAAAAGAGGGTTGGAACATTACATTCCAACCCCCTATGTAGTGAAAACTAGTGGAGAGATTATTCGTCTTCTTCCGCCAACTTACTGAAATAGCTCAGAGTTCCATCACTATCTTCATCAGCATCTGTTTGGGTAGAAGTCGAAGAACTTACTGTTTTTGCTACACCCGAATTTGCTTTTGATGCTACGGGTGGGGATATAACATCTTCAGCAGTACCGGTATTTCTAGCACCTAATAAAACTTTGTCAAGCTTTGCTTTTAGTTCATCATATGATTTAAAGTTTTCTGGTGCAAGAAATGGTTTTAATGGAAATTGTTTATTCCATAATTCTTCAATTGCTTCGTCATTGTCAAAGACAGCAGACGGGCTGTCAAATTCAGATTTATCATAATTCCAATATCCATCAACTTTTCTGATTTTCAGTTTAAAGTTTGCACCTTCCCAAAAATCAAATGGGTTAATTGGAGTTTCATCTTCAAATTCAGGTTTCATCGCCTCGGTAATCTTATCAAAGATTTTCTTACCGAATTTATATAATTTAACTTGACCTTCATTTTCAGGATGTTTAGAATCACTAACAATAAGAATATTTGCATAGTAAGATAACTTGCGTTTTCTCTTTCTAGCAATTTCTTTATCCGCCTCAACGCCAGAGTTCCAAAGTAAAGTGTTTGCTTCACTAATAGGACATTTCTTATTGAGAGTTGTCAAACTGTTTTCAATTAACCAACCACCAGGTCCTTGAAATGCATGGGACCATAACCTCGCCCATGGCAAATCCTCATCTTGAGCTGCAGGTAGAAAACGAAAAACAGCATAACCATTACCAGATTTGTCAAGTTCTGGTTTCCAGAATCTGTCGTCTTGGTATGATTGTTGTTTTTGTGGTTCAGCTACTTTTGCAAGTTCGCTGACTAGAGTGTCTAGATTTGATTTTGAGCGCTTTAGCGCTGATATACTTTGTGTCATTGTATTTCCTCGTATTATTGTATTCGTATTATTATTGTATGTTTGTGCTATATTATTCGCACCTTTATATTTATAACAACTATATGCTTGATTTCTCTTGCATATGTGTATATTATACTCTATTTAGAGCTCCTTGTCAAGCCCTAAAGTTTATTGAAATGAAGCTATTACTGCTATTGAAAAAACCAAAATCGAACAGAAAATACAAGCAAGAAAGTAAATTCCTAGTATTTTTAATAATAAACCCACAGTCTACCTATCAAAATAAACATAGTCTTCTTCATTATGATGAATACCCCAAACATTAATAATACTATTCAATGCTAAAGTAAGTAGTGTATCCATAACAATATCACGCCTTGAATCTTCCGCTGTCTTTTGATATAACAAAATAGACTGGTGAGCGCCATAAGTAGCGACTTCATCAATTTGAGCTTTATCTAAATCTACCACACTGTCCACTCCAAAATGTGATGTAATTGAATCTACAACACACGAATATGCTTCGTGCTCTACACGGTCTTGCATTTTATCGACACGGTTTATTGTAAATGTATCTAATTCGGTCATATTATTGTGTCTCCTTTAATTTATTTCTCAATGTTATTTTATATTTGGTAACATTATATTTGAGAAAAGGTTTGTATCGTTCTATTCTATCACAGAGTTTAGGCCACAATACTGTTTCTGTGATATCTTTATTTAATTGTTTTGAAAATAAAAGTATGTCATTTAATATTACAAAGGTTTCAAGGCTTATCTTTTTAGCTAAAACCATTTTCAATATTGGTGGGTGTTGTCCATTCTGAACTGTAAATATATCATCAAAACTCATATTATTTGCAGTCATTCTATCTAACAAATAATCGATATCTTGTTCATAATAATAATGTAATGATTCTATTCGTTTTGACCATTCTTTATAATTTTCGTCACCCGATTGACCAATAATGTCACCAACCCATAGGTTAGCGTTATTAACGAAATTACTGACGAAATAGTCAACAATGTTATTATTATTATAAGATTTACTAAGCTTATGAAAGAAGTATCTATCCCTTCTTTTAGTAAAGCCCTCCAATCGTGCAGTTGTTCTTCCGCCGTGTTTATGAAAGTCGTAAGATTTTCCTTTGCTTGTGAAGTGGAGTTTGACTGCCAAATAGACTTTATATATCTCGAAACCATTCATTTATACTGGAAGTTGTGGGACCTTCTCTTTTAATAAATTCAAACTTTGTGCTTCATAGGTCAATTTTTCTTTCAATGCTTTGTTCACTAATTTTTTAGAATCACTTGGGTCGATTCCATTCTTCTCACAATACCAAAGAATGGCATCCATATAACTCATCTTTTTAGTTTTAACCGTTTCTTCAATAAGTATCGCAAACTTATTTGGAGTAATTATCATTTTCATATTCTAATCTCGTCAAAAGTTATATATTCTACATTATCACAATCTTCCAATTCTTCAACTTCTTCAGCTAGTTCAAATACTTCTTTACTTGTAGATATATCAATTACTTTATAAAACTTTGTGTCTTTAAATGTGTCAAACGTGTTTTTATCTTCTTTACTATGTCCTGTAATGTACACTTCTTTAAAAAATCTTTTCATAATTTGTTAGTGGTGTGTTAGTAAGTAAGTGCCAGTTTGGGTAAGAAGGTACTGGCAACCCCCTAGCAACTTAAGCCGCTAAAGCATACTGGTTAGAGTTTGCGTTTGTTTTAGTTTTAAGTCTTAGGACTATCCTCTCTTGTAATCTTTCAATCTCCATGTCGAACTCCATTTCATCCCCAC